GACGTTATGCTTAACTGGGAAGATGCAAACCTTCTTGGTGAAATTAAAACAATGCCAAACGAAGGCTTTGAATATCGTAAAATTGCAGGTAAACCAAAAACTGGTCACCTGATTCAGTTGCTTATTTATATGAAGATTCTAAATAAAAGTAAGGCAATCTTGATTTATGAAAACAAGAACAATCACGAACTTTTGATTTTTCCTGTAGAATTAAGTCAGTACTATTTTGAGTGGGTAGAGAACGCTTTTGAGTGGATGAGAAATGTTCGAAGGGCATGGGAAGATAAAACCCTGCCAGAGAAGAACTATCGCTCAAATTCAAAGATTTGTAAGACGTGCCCCATTAGGGAAGCGTGTGACAATGCTGGTTCTGGAGTGATTAAAATCAAATCTCTGGAGCCATTAGATGACAAAGCATTGTGAGTGGTGTGACAACAAGTTCACACAAAAAGTAAAGTACCAAATTTATTGTTCTGCTGATTGCAGACAGTTAGCTACTAAAGAAAAAATTGCTCAAAGATACATTCAAGAAAGAGCAAAAAAGAGGTCGTTAATTAAAAGGTTTTGCAAATCTTGTGGACATTTATTGTCTATGTATAATGAAACTCAGTTGTGTGAACTTTGTGACGTTAATCCAAAAGATGTTTCTAAAGCACTAAAAGATATCAGAAAGTTGATTGACGGTGAATCTGAATAAACTAAAAGCTAAACCTAAAAAGTTTTGTTCTATCGATGCTAGTACAAATACCCTAGCCTTTGCTATTTTTGACGGTAACAAAATTATTTCTTGTGTCAAGATTAACTTTACAGGCATTACAACTTTTGATAAAGTTATGGATGCTGCTAAAAAAACTAAAGCATTATTTGATGAGTTTGACTTTGATGCAATTATTATTGAACACACAGTTTTTATGAATAGTCCTAAGACAGCAGCACAGCTTGCTACTGTACAGGGAGCACTACTAGGAGCTGCAGGTTTGGCTGGGGTAAAGAAAATTGGTTCCGTATCCCCGATGACCTGGCAAAACTATATTGGTAACAAAAAGATAACAAAAGAAGAAAAGGCAGCAATCGTAAAAGCAAATCCTGGTAAGTCAGTATCTTGGCTTAAGAACGAAGAACGCAACATTCGTAAGCAAAGAACAATAAACTATATTAATATTAACTATGATAAAACCTTAACAGATGATGATGTTGCAGATGCTTGTGCAATTGGTCACTGGGCATTAGCAAACTGGGATAAGGCATTTGGGTATTGACATTATGGCAAATAAGTTGTATACTAACATGGAGTGGTTGAAAAAGCGTTACCACTTAGACAAGAAAACACCACAGGATATTGCAAAAGAATGCGGTACTAGCGTAGAAACAATCTACGTCTATCTAGCTAAATTCGGATTAAGGAAATCAAAGCGATGAGTAAAGATTTAAAAATTACAGTAGACCAAGTAAACCATCCACAACACTACATATCTGACCCCAGTGGTGTTGAGTGTATTCAGATTACTAGACATCGAAACTTTAATGTTGGAAATGCATTTAAGTATTTGTGGAGAGCAGGTCTAAAGGATGAATCTAAAACCATACAAGACCTAGAGAAAGCAATGTTTTACATTCAAGACGAAATTAAACGACTACAGGGAGAATACAAGTAATGGGACGCAGACGTAAATATACAGCACCAACAATTTCACTAAAGTTTAACAGAGAAGAGTCTTTTGTCTTAAATGATTTTGAAATCAATCGTGGTGATATAATTAAAGTTAAGGATGAACATGGCAGCAGGTTCAAGGTTGATTACTATGTAACTAACACTGAGACTGGGGCAGACTGGGTAGATTGTTTTGAAATTATCAATAAAGTTCCATCGGTATTTCGTTCTTTCAAGGTAGACCGTGTAAAGCGTATACCAACCAGAGGCAAGAGGAGTAAGCGTGTCAACGGAAGCACAATTAATTGAACACCTTGACCAAGTAAATAAGGTCGTAGAAAAGTATCTACAGGGTGCCGAGCCTACCCAAATTTCTAAAGAACTTGGTATGCCACGACAAAAGGTTGTTGGGTATCTAAATGAGTGGAAGCAGATGGCTTCTGATAATGCTGTTATTCGTGCAAGAGCAAAAGAAGCTTTGGTAGGTGCAGATGCCCACTATAACAAATTAATTAGTAAAGCATACGAAGTTATTGACGATGCCACCACTACTGCAAACCTAACTGCTAAAACAAGTGCTATCAAACTAGTGCTTGATATTGAATCTAAGCGTATTGATATGTTACAAAAAGCTGGTCTGCTTGAGAACAAGGAACTAGCAGAAGAAATGCTAGAGATTGAGCGTAAACAAGATATTCTTGTAAATATTCTTCGTGACATTGCATCTGAGTATCCACAAATTCGTGATGAAATTATGCGTAGACTTTCGCAGGTTTCAAGAGAGCAAGAGGTAATTACAATTGTCAATGACGTTCAATGATTTCTTTGAAGTCTTAAAAAATAATAACTTTATTGAAACACCAGTAAATGCTCGCACATTTGTAGAAGGCTCAGAGTATCTTGGTCAGCCACCACTATCAGATATTCAATATGATATTGTTGAAGCAATGAGTCAAATCTATAGGTTAGAAGATTTGATTGACATTATGGGCGACACAGAGGGTCGCAGATATTACAAGAAGTATACAAAGAATGAAATTATTCTACAACTAGGTAAAGGTTCTGGTAAGGACTTTACATCTACTGTAGCGTGTGCCTATATTGTTTATAAATTACTTTGTCTTAAAGACCCTGCTCGTTATTTTGGTAAGCCATCTGGAGATGCTATTGATATTATTAACGTTGCTATTAACGCACAACAAGCTAAGAACGTGTTCTTTAAAGGTTTTAAGTCTAAGATTGAACGCTCACCTTGGTTTGCTGGAAAGTTCTATGCCAAGGCAGACAGCATTGAGTTTGACCACGCTATTACGGTTTACTCTGGTCACTCCGAACGTGAGTCTCACGAGGGTCTAAACCTTCTTCTAGCAGTACTTGACGAGATTTCTGGTTTTGCTCAAGAAGTAGGAACTGGTAATGACCAAGGTAAAACTGCAGATAATATCTACAAAGCTTTCCGTGCTTCTGTAGACTCTCGTTTTCCAGACCTAGGCAAGGTAGCCCTACTATCATTTCCTCGTTACCCTGGAGACTTTATTTCTCAACGTTACGATGCAGTAATTGCTGAAAAAGATGTGATAACAAAGACTCACAGGTTTACTATTAATCCAGAATTACCAGAAGATTCTGACGGAAACTTTTTAGACATTGAGTGGGATGAAGATACAATTATTTCCTATAAGCATCCTGGGGTGTTTGCCCTTAAGAGACCAACCTGGGAAGTAAACCCTACTCGTAAGATTGATGATTTTAAACTAGCTTTTTACACAGACCTTGGCGATGCTATGCAACGTTTTGCCTGTATTCCTACTTACGCCTCCGATGCATTCTTTAAGCAGCAGGAAAAAGTAAGAGCCTGTATGACAACCAGAAATCCTTTGGATAGCATTAGAAGATTTGACGAAACATTTGAGCCTGACCCAGAAAAAACTTATTTTGTTCATGCTGACCTTGCACAGCGACATGACAAGTGTGCTGTTGCTATTGCCCACGTAGAAAAATGGGTATCAGTTCAAGTAATGAAAGACTATGAACAAGTAGTTCCAATGATTGTGGTAGATGCTGTAGCCTGGTGGGAGCCTCGTAGAGAAGGTCCAGTAAACCTGTCAGAAGTCAAGCAGTGGATTCAGAACTTAAGAAGACTTGGATTCAATATTGGAATGGTTAGCTTTGACCGCTGGAACTCTTTTGATATTCAAAATGAACTAAAGGCTGTTGGTATTAGAACTGATACTGTTTCTGTTGCTAAGAAGCATTACGAAGACATGGCTATGCTTGTATACGAAGAGCGTTTGGTAATGCCAAACATTGAACTTCTATTTGAAGAGTTAACAGAACTTAAAATTGTAAAGAATAATCGTGTTGACCACCCTCGTAAATCTTCTAAGGACTTAGCAGATGCTGTTTGTGGTGCGGTATTTGGAGCACTTTCTCATACTCCAAGAAATACTAGCCAGGAAGTAGAGATACATACGTTTAGGGATAGAAAAGAAAACAAAGACAAGCCACAGCTACCTCAAAATACAATAGTCTTTGAACAAAAAAATATAGACGATGCCAAAGATTATTTAACCCAATTTAATATGTTATAATTTTATTATGGAGTTTCGTGGTTAATAGCAACTGGAAGCCATTTCATATGGAAAAAAGCCAACATCTACACTTGCGACGACCACGAAATTTACTGAAAAGC